TTCTAGGAATATCGGCCACTGTTTATTTTCCTTATAGTAACACTGGTTGTGATATTTCTATGTCAAAAATTTGGGTTGTTAATGCAGTACCAATTCTAACGGAAGATTCTCCAGGGCTGTCGTCTGGTGCAATAGTTGTCATTTCTCCCTCATCATCAATACTCAAAAAGTAGACTGCACCTGGAGTCAATAAAGTAGTGCCTACGACAGAAGTCCAATCCGTTTTTTCAACTTGGCCCTCAGTTATATACGTGCCTGTCCCTGTGGCAACCACGTTTTCTTCGGCTAATCCTACAGCGCCAGATGTGGCAACAATATCGGCTTTCGCTAAATCCACATGACCGTTAGACGGTACGTAGAGCACCATACCTTCGTCTGTTGTGGAATCGAAGATAGCTGAAATTGGAGTGGGACCAGTTCCACCTTCTCCACCGCCTGCGGTGCCAGCGAACACAAATGAGTCAGTGATACCTAAGTCATCAGATAAACTCCGAAACCTATCCACTGACCCTTGTCCAAGTTGCACAAAAGAAATTGGGTCAGAGATTGTCTCATGTATAAAGTCGCTGAAACTTTGTTCAATGCCGAGATCTTGAGATACCAACAAGTTGTAGATTGAGCCTGCTGGAGATACTACATCGTTGAGCAAAAGATATTGAGTCAGTTGCTTAGTCGGCACCGGCGACGATGGGTCAAACCCGTCACCACAGTGCGTATGCGTATTCTGAGACAGGCCACAAGACAACATTATCGGAACGCTGTTACGTTAAGGATTGCACCGGCTACGGCTTGGATGACTTTGATATTTTGAATATTACCTTTACCGACATTGAGTATATGGCACTCACCTGCGGCCAGCAACATACCTACTGTGGCCGTTGGGTCGACACCATCGGCCCTGTAACGGACATTCTGTGCCTCGGCTTGTATCATTACCAAACTGCCTGTTCCAGGCACTGAAACGGCAGAAGCCATATCTCCCGCGCCCAATTGATGAGACCCAGTTACTGCGCGAGCCTCCATGACTGATTTGATTGACATGTTTTCCTCTTATCTGAAAGCCGTCACATTCAAAATGGCATTTGCTGCCACTCCGATGACTCTGATGTTTTGGATGTTACCTTCACCAACATTGAGGGTGTGAGTCTCACCGGCTGCCAAAAGAAGTCCGACAGTGGTAGTGGGGTTGACCCCATCCATACGATATCGTACATCTATTGATTCTGCCTGGATCATCACGATTCCACCAGTGCCGGGGACCGGTGCTGCTGTGTCAATAGTGCTCGCTGCCTTCTGGTGATAACCAGTGACCACACGAGCTTCCATGACTGATTTGATAGAAGGCATAATTTCCTCTAATTTATGAAGACCCTACCTCCCCCGAAGGGAAGGTAGGGGTTAAAGATTAACACTACAGCTTAGCTGTAGACGGCGACGGCCATACGGTCGTCAAGAATGGCAACACCACAGAGCAAGTCGAACGTGACCCGCATACCCATGATTTCGCTATCATACTGCATCGTAACACGCATGGCCAGATCCTCAAAGGATGCCACGAAGCTACGAGCGCCAGTGTCGCTAGGAACCGTCACGAGAGGACGATTCACCATCGCAACCGCATCTCGCGTGAACGCAAGATTCATGCCACCAGCGGGACCGTAGAATACGGAATCGCCATCTGTGATTGTGGCATCGAGGGGACGATCCAGAAGAACCGCACTTTCAGTTGTCGTGGTCTCTGTGACCGCGATTACCGAGTAAGAGTGCGAGGACGCGCCGGTACCAAAAGTGACCCACTGTCCCAACTGCGGACCTTTGTTGGCATCATGACCATCCAGGGAAATTTCCTTGGCATAATCAGCAGCCTTGGTTCCATTGACTTCGCCTACGCGATAAACGGTAACAGCAGCCGCAGCGCCAACAGGGCCTGCCAGACCTTCGGTCAGCGTCAAGTCAACAGGATCATTGGCCTTGGAGGCAACCCGATAAGGCTTGCCTTCGCCGCCGAACACGACATAGCAACCGGCGACGATATCAGCGGAGTCAGCGACTGTGGTTTCAATCACAGTGTCGCCAACGGCTTCCGCATTATCAGTCACGCCGGTGCTCACTTGAGCGCTGCCAACGTCAACCCAACTGACGTTCTGGTCCATAAAGCTGTCCAGCCCATAAACCGAGCCGAGGCTTGCTGTCCGCAGAGCGGTACCGGCATCGCCACGCTTTTCGGTCGACACGAACAGGTCCGCACCGAGGGTAGCTTTCTGAGCCCGTGGGCCAAGAACCAAGTTACGACCGGCCTTCGGGGCACGGTTAATATCCAACTGAGTGTTGGCATCCAGGACCACATCATCAGCGTTGGTTTTGTCCATTTCGCCAAGGGCACCGACTTCATACGTCGACAGACGCGCGACCTGACCACAAAGGATCTGGTCGACTTTCTCGGCCAGTTCGCGAGCCGCTGGCTCAAGATATCGCTCAACCAAGTTAGGCAGAGCCTTCGACATCTCACCGTCCTTAATGACGAATGTGACATAGAGGTGCTGATCCAATGGCACTGGGATATTTGGACTGACGGCGTCTTGCGCCACCACACTGTCGGCATCCGTCTTACGTGTGCCACTGAAGTTAGCGGGGCGGCTAGTATTGACAACGTCGCCAAAATTGGCTACCATAGGAGAGAAATCACGGTTCACGAGGTTACCCATGACCATATTCGACATCAGTACGCGCAACGCTTCGCGTGCCCACAGTTCGGGGATCAAAGCGTCATTGTCATTCGCGAAGCAAGTGACTTCGAGAGTGCAATAAAGAGGATTCATGTTGTTTTCTCCATGAAAAAGATTAAAAGGTTACAAAAAAATATTTGAGTTTCCCCGCTCCCGGTAAAACAAGCAGAACCTGAATTTAGAGTCCACAGTGGACTTTGGCTGCATTGGCACGATTGCAACCTTGATTTGGATGGGAGGGCGGTTATGGATTCCGCCCTCCCGATTGGGTTATGTACGAAGTGCAGGCAGACCTAAACGCTGTCTTCCTTCCACTGTTTTGGCCATAGCCATGTAGTCTTCCGTAGAGATGCGCTGTTGATTGACAGGGCCTCCAGGCGTGGCTGCCCCATTAGCAGCAGTTCCTTCTCCAATTCCCTTGGCTACGTTAGACCGGAACAAGTTACCATGAGTTTCCTTCATCAGTTCCACTACTTCATCAGGAGACTTGAGGACCATTGTTATTTCCTTGGTATCCTGATTAGTAACTTTCCATTCAATTTTGGGCACTAGGCGACCAGTCTTCTCTCCGAGGGAGTCAACTTCGTCCACAACCTTTGCCTTTGGTCCCAAGTAGGCAATGAAGTCGTCTCCGTTGAAACCTTCATGCTTAATAGCGGCATCAACAATGGCGCGTTCAGTAGTGCTGGTTTCATACAAACTTTGCCACTTCTCTCGGGCCTCATTAGCCGCACCTAGATCGGTTTCATACTTCTCAGCGGCCTTCTTCTTTTCAAACTCGATCTGTTGCTCCTTAGTCCGCATTTCGGCTTGGACAGCTTCCAAATCTTTTTGCAGCTTTTCACGGGAACTTGATGTCAGAGTAGTTTGTTCCAGAAGTTCAGTGTAAGTTCCTTCAAGGGCAGACAACTTCTCATTAAGGGCTTTAGTCCTTTCGCCCATTATTTTGTTGACTTCTTGTTGGTTGAAAGTACGCTCACTTTTGCCAGCCTCCTCGGCAGCTTTAACAGCCTCGGCAGCTTTCTTAGCAGCTACTTCGGCAGCCTCAGCAGCACTTGCAGCAGCCGCTTCACCAGTGTCAGAATCCGTTGCGTTTTTTTCCTCACCTTCATTATCCATGCAGGTGACTTCCAACTCAAATAGTTCATTCAACATCTCAAACCTCTTTTTGAAAGAGTGACCCGCCTGTTAAACCGCAGGCAGTAACGGTATAAAATTTATCTAAACTTCATAGCTATCAAACTGATAGTGTTCGCGGAGGAACGGTCGAAGTAAGTTAAATGCTTGTGGTGACGGGATCAAGTGAGTCAGATGCTCCATGTGATTACCGTCTCGATTATAGGTATTGCGAACATCTCCGTATGCAGTAGATTTGGTAGCTAATGATTCCAAGTCATAGTCAGGATCTCTACCCGATAAGAGAGCTTTGGCAATTAAATAACAGGCTGTGTCGATTTCTGCCGGAATATCTGTGACATCTCCTCTTGGAAATGACAATTCCTGAGCCAAGTTTGCTTGTCTAATTGATTCTTGGGCCTCATCTGTAGTGCAATCCCCGCCGTCTAGTTCGTTTATTGCCTGCTGCACTGTGTATTTATAACCAACGTAGTTAAATTGTTCAATAAGCTCCGTAGCTTCCGATAATGCTTTCTGCCTATCTTCCACTGAGGCATTGTCCCAATCGTAGCTATGTAGGCGAGAGTCAAAATAAGCATTTCCGCCATTGACAGTTCCGTAATTACTCATCATCGTCTCCTGCTTGTTCCTCAGATGCGCTCTGTTCGCCTTCACCCATCTGCGGGACTCCGCGAGACGCTGGATTTGTCATCTGATCTTCGGGCGAAGTCTGTGCTTCCTGAATCAATGCAAGTTTCTTTGCATGATCTTTTCTAGCCTGCTCTACTTGCCCATCTTCAATCCCTAAAGCCTCGCTGGCCAGTTCATCGCTAATTAAACCAGCCTCCTGCTGTGCTATTACAGCCTCAAGTAATGAAGTGGTGTATCCTGCGGCTTGTATCTCTGACACAATAGACTCGATATTAGAAACATTTATTCTGCCAGACAATAAAATACCGGCCACCATAGAGGTGATGGCTTTTTTTGCCTCATAGCCGGGGATTCGGTCGGCCAGGTCTAAAAAAGATTTGGCCTCCTCTAATCTCTCGCTATCTTCTTTGAGAATATATCTTTTAGGGTATGCCACTGTGGCTACCTTTGGAGATTTAACATTCTCATACATCGCCCAGTAACGTGCAATAGCTTGTTCTGCTTGCTGTAATACTGTGCCAATAAATGAGAGACCTGCCTCAAGGCCCTGTGATGACAGCTTCTTGGCTTCTGCACTTTCTGTTCTGGAGCCTGCCTTGTTGGTTACGGCTAGGTTAATCAATTTGCGTATGTCGTCTTCCAACTTCTCCTGAAGTTTCATAGAAGCGAGTAGAGGGTCTGTCGGCGGGGCTATATAGCCTGGACGATCTAAGCCTGTGTCGTAGTATCGTCCGGTCCCTGCGCCATGAGACTCCACTTGATTCTGTGAGACTTGGGCACCGGATTCTGCTGATAGTGATGTTTTCTTTAGGTGAGCACCAACGGTGCGGAGTTCTTGTTGAATTGTAAGGAAAGGAGAGTTGGACTTTAGAGCCCAGTTTACGTCTCCGCTAACTAGATTCAGCAAAGCCCTTTGATAGCTTGATACATCTTCCAGCAACGATCCACCAATGTCTGCTAATACAAACGGAACTACAGAAATCCCTAGCGGGATACTCCCTTCTGCATTGGAGTCTGGATACATTATGATCTTTTTGTGTTTATCATAAAATCTGCACCAAACTCCGTTTTCATCTTTCCACACTAGCCTGTATCTAGTCTCTCGCCCAGCAGGAAGCTCAATACCATCAAACACTGTTTTATAGTTGATGGCATGGTCTATTAGTAAAACTGCCTTGAATGTCCCGTCCTCTGCTTGATCGTCCAATTTGAAGGAGAGAATGTCTTCTACTCGATAATAATACAGATAAGGAGAGAGTGCCTCTTCCGCCAGCGAGGTTGGAACCTTAGCTGGGGCGTCGACATATACTCCTACCTTGCCCATCACTAACAATTCTGTTAGCACATCAATACCGACGAAGGAGTTCATAGAAGTTCCTTCTCTGTCTACTCCAGATCCCTCTCCTGCCACGGCTGAATTATACTTAGTCGAACCACCTATTCTTGAAACTTCTTCGAGTCGTTGGAAAATGCTATTCCTAATATCTAGAACTGCTGCCTTAGCAAATGTAGGTATTGGAGTACATTCTTTTCTGCGATTGAAGTCACCATCCGTTTCCCGCTCTGAAAACGGCTTCAGATATCTATTCAAATACTCAACCCCACCTCGAAAGGTGTCCCTCCACTCAAACCATTGGTCAGAGTATAAGAGATAATCAGGATGTCGAATATCGGTTATATGGAATGTCGATTCTGACATTTTGTCTCCTAACGGCAATCGTCACAGAGGTCGGCTTTTCCACCATCCATTTGTGCCAGTGGCATACGCCTCGCGCACCTTGAACAAGTCTTATTCAAGCCTTTGCGATCTTGTTTGCGCAGCCCTCTAATGAGTTCGTGGTCGTGTTTATGTGGCTTTGGCCGAACTTTTTCTTTGACCTTGACAGGTCTTGGAGTAACTTTAACCTTAATTTCTCCGATCTCAACTTCTGGAGAGATTCTTGCCTCTTTCACAGCCTCAAGAACTTCGTCTTCAACCTCAGCAGAGTTCATTGGCGTAAACATACTCTTGGTTTCCTCGGCAATGACTTTTTTGAAACTGGGTTTATTTTTTGCCATTTTATCTCCTAAAAGTTGTGAATTGATTCACTCGGTTTAATTGACCGCCCTGTGGCCTTACTGTACGACCTAAAATGAGCTACCTCAGTCAAAGTTAAAGCGTGAGCCAAGTGATCGGATCTATTGTTTAACGTCACATAAACGGCCCTCGGCCTCCCAAACTCGTCAAGTTCATAGGTTCTTGCCAATGCTTTGACGTGGTCTCGAAAGACTGGCGAAATGTTGGACGGAAGTATAATTTTCTGCTTATGCAACCGACCCAGACTCATATCTAAAAACGATGTGCGATCCACTGTAAGTGTGGGAACTTTGTTATCATCCATTACCTCTTTTATTTCGTTGCCAACTGTGCCGCGCCTGTACTGTACTACGGCAGAGTAGCCATAGAAGCGACGGCAGAAGGCTTTTGCCAGAACGGTTTCTGGCTGGAAGTCAAGGCAGGCGTATTGGACCTGCCACTCTGCCATGACTCTATCTAAAACATCAAAATCACTTCCTGGTAGCCGCAATGTTGTCAGCAATTTACAGGTACTATGGATATAAGGCTCATATCCAGGATCTTGGTCGTAAAGGTACTCGGCTATTGCGATATCTAGGTACATGCCAATGTCCACGCCCATAACAATCATCCGACTGCTGTCTTCTGGTCTTGGGTCGTCGGTTTTGTGAGACCCTAGACACGAGTCAATGATCGTATCAGTGACTCTGGCACCATCTATTAGGTGTGGTTTACCTAGTATTTGGTTCGTGAACTCGACTTTTGCTGCTTCACTTGACTCTCCTTTGAAGTAATCTACTACAAGCTCTCCAGGGGTCATGGCCCATGCGTACATCTGATTCAAATGAAAACTTCGATGTCCGTGAGCAACTGCCATAGCTTCCCAAGACGCCTTAGAGAGCCACTCCGTTTTGGTTTCGTGAGGAAGTTTGACTCCACATTTGTCGCACTTGAGGTATGACAAATGACAATCCGGGTCTGTTGACGACTCGCCACAGATTTCAATATTGTCTGGCCAAATCAACTGAATGATCCGGCCACAGCCTATGCAAGGGAACACAAATTGTTCCTGTGTCCCAAGCAGGTACTGTACATTTATGCCATGCTCTGGTAAAGTAGGCGTGCTTAATACGAATAAATGCTTATTTACATAAGCGGACATTCTTTTATGCACTAACGCCAAGGCGTTCTGGTTACACCTATCCCACTCGTCTACTACGGCTGTCCCCACCGGTAGTGATACGAGTCCTGATTCCGCGACAGATCCTCTGATAAAAATATTGGATCTGTGCGAGGTGGTTTTGAGTCCAACATTATTGGTGCCCACAAATAGATTAGCGAGTTCTGGCGATATCGCAACCATTTGGTCCAGTCGAGCTTTTGCAAAATCGCCCGCAAGATTGGCTGTAGGAAGTACATATAAAACATCAGTCCTTACTTGGTCTACCATGAACAGTGTTTTGATCAGCCCAGCAACACTAAAACCGCTCTGGGAGCATTTTTGCACTGTAACTTGTGGCTCTTGGCAGTCAATAATATCTTTTTGCCACGGAAACTTCTCAAAACTAAGCGGTCCAAAGTGTGGTTCTGGAGTCCAAATCTTGTGTTCCGCCCATCTCGAACATGTCACTAAAGAATTGTTTATAAGCCTGTCCGCAATAAGTTGTGCGAACTTGTCTATCATGCCAGAGGTCTCGTGGAGTATATCTTAATGTAACAGAACCAGAGGTCTTTGTTGTCGGCACATATCTTATCATAAGAGCCCACTGTAGGAGTTGAACCCACCTCGCCGGATTACAAATCCGGTGCATCACCGCTCTGCCAAGCGGGCAAATACTTAACAACATACTCCATCAGAGTTAAATTGATGGACCGACAGGCTCACATCGCTCATTTTCCGCACAACTGATGGTACATCTGGGTCAGGGCTGAGACCTGCGGCTAAGGCTGCATCAAATTCAGCTTCGCTCGGGAACCCTAACATGCGAGCCACCAATACCTCTAATCTATCTCCATTGATCCGAACATGGTAGGCATCATCCCTTCCTGGAAAGAAGGCCATTTCAATGTCGCCTTCCAAACTGAATGAGTTTGCAGGAGTTCCTGCTTCTTGTATCGGCATTGTTTTGTTTCCTATATTAGTAGTGTCCCGTGGGGGAGTTGAACCCACCGTTGCCGGGTTGAAAGCCCGATGTCCTAACCGCTAGACGAACGGGACTAAACTCTCAATAGTGGACCACACGAGAATCGAACTCGTCACATCAGCATTGCAAGTGCCAATCGTCCCCTTGACATAGAGGCCCTAAGTGGTGGGTCCAGGAGTCGAACCTGAGCGACGGGGCTTATGAGGCCCAGCGGAGTACCCACTCTACCCACGATAATGTGTGCGGTGCGGGAGTGTTTACCCGCATTTCCTCGGTACAGCCGAGGGTTCTAATTAAACTAACCGCACTATTAAGCTGCGCGGGGAGGGGTCGAACCTCCGACATCACGATTAACAGTCGCGCGTTCTACCGCTGAACTACCACGCATCAGTCTGGATAGGAGGACTCGAACCTCCGGCCTGATGGTCCCAAACCACCCGCTCTGCCAAACTGAGCTACATCCAGATTATTCTTCCTCATCCAATAGCAATATCAATGGCAGCAACAATTTAACCAATGGAATAAAGTATTCCTCTACCCATTTAAGGATGGCTTCCCAATCCCAATCCATGATGCCGCCGTAAAGTCCAGGCTCAAGCTCTGTCTGGCGCATGAGGGCTCGCATGGTTTTTGGGTTCTCGGTCGCTGTGACAACCTTGGCGTATAACGCCGTCTCCATTTGGCCTTCATTGAATTGCTTAACAGCAGTATCTCTCATTGCGCCAGCAAACATCCGAACTCTTCGACGTTCTCTAAACCAAGTCATGATAAACATCTATTCTTCCTCTGTTGATAAGCTCCAATGAATCAATAGCACTGTGATATTTGCTACTGCTACTGTTGCCGCCCATTCCATAATTGAAAATTTTTGTAGCATTGCGAGGCTGATCCACCACGACGCACAAAACGTGCAGTTTAGTAAATACTCGGTATGCTTGTGGACAGACTTCGGTATGACCTTCAAGACTCCATCCTGGAATCGCTGCCCAACATAGGATGAACAAAGAAGCACAGTCAATGCCCCAGCCGCGAGGCCGCCTAGTATTACGTCTTTCATTTGTCCAAATACTTTTTGACGTGTTCTGCTGGCCTGAACCCTATTTCCGTGCGAATAGCGTATCCTTCGGAGTCCAAGTAGTAAAGAGTTGGATAAGCCTGAGAGTCTCTAGTGTCATCTTTATCCTCAACCAGAGTTACATCGTAACCTTCGGCCACAAGTCTGATTGCTACCACTTTCATCCTGCGACAAGGTGCGCACCCACGTTCCCATACTATCTCCAACGTCGTCGCTTTTTCGATTTGGACTGTGGACCCAGCCTGTTCAACATAGCTATAATCAACGGTGACGCCTTGATGATCTTTTGCCTGATAGACAGGTTCCGATCCAATAAGACACGCCGCAGACGTAAGAATAAACGTAACACAGCAAAGTATCCCCATTAAATGTTTCATTTTTTGGTCCAAATTCTGTATTCGCGGTACCCTCTAAAACCACGAATAGCATAAGAGTCTTTTTGTTTGACCATGTGGTCAATAATAAAGTAATCGACAAAGAATGTTCCTTCTGGTGAACCTTCAAACCTATGTGGCCCACTGACCCACTCTGAGCCCCAACTGTTCAAAATCAACGCGCCTTTGCGTCCGTTATCACACACGCCAATGCAAACCATCGAGTGCTTCCAAACACTCTTGAAGAAAACACGCCTCGGAGGATTCAGGAATCCGTCCTTATCTCGTTTCAATTTTCCATTGCCAAACCCTTGTTTAGATCCGATTACTACTGGATACCCAGCACAAATGGCGTCTCGAAGATCTTCATAAGAGTTAATTGAATAGTATTCTTTGACTGGATGCAGCCGAGCAATTTGCTCTAAACTTTCTGGGACACCTTCTTTGCCATATTTTAATGCCCTAGCTGAACTCGGCTGGCGAAGGTCTATCCCAATCAAAGGATACCGCAATCTCGCAACCACTCCATACCTCTGGAGAGCTTGCACTCCCCAGATATTCATACTCCCGCCACGAACACCCGGTCCCAGTTCGCCTATCTCTTGTCGACTCAGACCATAGATGACCCCGGCAGCAGCAGGTGCGGGTGGTTTTCTTTCTGGCTGTCCGGCCACAATATCTACTGCCGCCAGAAAATCCGCCGCTGCGGCCACTGCTTGGCCTACACACGATGGTACCCTACCCTGGTTGCGTGGCACGTATGTTACGCCATGAACCTTTTTGTAATCCTGATAAAGCAGTCGTATTCCACCACTGCCTTTACCTTTCCAGTTGTCTGGAATTGATGATTTTAAGTTTGGGTCTATGGCCCGTTCAACATCGCTGTCAAATATTTTTGGGTCAGACCAACCACCTTGGTAAGATTGCTCCGGTGTAAACAGTACCGCTATAACCTGCGAGAAAAATATAGTGGCACAGAATACTAACGCCAGGATTTTTTTACTTCCTAGCATACCGCTCTAGCCCTTCTGCAATCGACCTCCAAACTATCAAATGCTGGTCAACTGTCTCAAGGAACCCAGAGTCAGATCTCTTTTGTAGCTCGGTTTGGATATTACTCATTAGAAGACCAAGACCTTCCATGTCTATTTCCCTATTGAGAACAGCAGTCCGACCAATAACCTCTATCGGAGTTGTGAGCTTGCCCTCTTCAATTTCAACGGCCACATAACCAAATACTGTGGCTATGCCCAGCACTTGATCTTTATTTGCGGCAGAGCCACGGCACCAAGAGATAACACTCTGGATCAATACTTGATCATACCCATCATTATCTGGCTCGTCTGGCTCGTCTGGCTCGTCTGGCTCATCTGGTACGGGAGGACCACGAACATCAATCGGGAAACTAAGAATCGAGACTTCCTCATTCGTATACACAGCAGCAGTGACTGTGTAGAGTCCTGGAGTCCTAAAGCTCGCCACGTAGTTCTGGTTGTTTTCGCCGAAAGCCTGACCGTCTGGAATGTGTGGTACACAATCCCACGCGACCTTTTCTCCTTCGACAGACAGCCTCGCCAGTTCGCCAATCTCGACCTCTCCGGGGCCTTGGATCTCTGGCTCCCCAACGAATCTTAGCATCACTGGTTCGGGGATCGTATCTCCATAAGGATTCTGTAATGACTCTCCTCCTGCAATTGCACCAAGAATCACAAGGATTCCTGCGCATAGGACTTGAATAAACGGTTTCATGGTTCCACTCTCTCAAAGGTTTTGTGTTAATGGGCCGCGAGGGAATCGAACCCCTCCGTCACCACGACACTCTTTTTATGACAACTGATTTACAGTCAGCCGTGTCGAACGCGACCCGGATGACTCATTGCAGTTACTTGACGGCCTTGTCGGTCATGAATCGCAGCGCGACGTTGACGACACCAACCACTACACCGAGGACACTCACCAGTGCAGCATTGTCTGCAACGAGTTCATGGCCCGCGATATAAGACGCAACCCCGGCACCGATGACCAAGAGGTTGACCCAAACAGTTTTAGATTTAAGTACAGGTTTCTTTTCTACTGGCATCAGATTTCCTTTATGTCTTAGGGGTCTTGTTGGATTCAATGTAGCAGTCCAGGCACATCTTCCTGTACTGCGTAGCGTGTGTTGGATTCACTGATTCCAGGATGAGAATGAACTCTCCAACCGTGATTCCTGATTCCAACACTTCTTGGACGAGTTTGTTTTCGTAGTTGGTACACGCTTTATGGTCTTCAAATTTGGCACCGTCCACCGCCTCATAACTTACGATTTCCCTCATTCCACCCTACTTTTTGTTGTGTGATTCCGCTATTGTTGTTGCTAGCCGAGATGCTACCCGGTCTACGATTTCTGTATACCCATCTACGTCAGTGAGTTCCTCAATCAAGATTGTGACAATGTCATCGCCGAGCTTCTCAAGGGCCTCTCTCCCCAGTACCAAGTCCGCCTGCCTCTCCAGCTTGCCCAAAGATTCGACCAGCTTGTTCAGCGTCGAAAGCGCAGGGTGGATAACAGAGAAGGCGTTGATCTTGTCAGCCTTAGTTTCAGCCAAGGCATATCTCTCATCGATCAGCAGCCGAAGTAGAACAACCTCGTCACGGACGGTCTCAAGGGCTTCCGAATTGGCAAGGTGATCAAACCGCTGACGGGCATCTGGATCAGATAGCCGGTAGCTACGGATTCGGTCGGCCTCTTTGCAATGCTTCTTACAGAACTCGGACCCGTCCACCTGTAGGCGGCTGCATTGTCCTCTGGGGCCGGTGTGTTGACATTGAGACATGATAGGCACTTAGGAGTGAGGTTTATAAAGAGGTCTCTCTATCTTATAATGGTCCCATTTATCCTGCGTTTAGTTAAAAATTTTCCTAATTTTTTCAAGATTTTCCCGATTTTTCTCAATTTCTCGGTTTCGGATGAATTTCTTCTGCCCCCTGGATGCCGAGGCACACTGGTCCGAGCAATAGATTCGACGGCCCGTTTTCTCAAATTCCTGTCCACAGACTAAGCACTCAATCACCATACCTTCTCCTCGCTATAATCGTTGTAATAGGTACAACCGTACCTCTCTATATACTTATAGTCCCATTCTCACGAAAAGTAGGCATAAATCTCTGAAAAAAGTC